GGGAAAGAAACAAGAAGGTTTCTACGCGCAAAAGAATGTAAAAGAATTTTTTATGGAATCTTACACAGATCCTAAATTAAAGAACTTCTTACAAAATAGAGCGGGAGTATTAGATCTTAAACCAGCTCAAGGTAAGATTGCAACTCTATGGTCTGATTTTGTAAATCTAATTAAGTCTATGTTTGGTATTCCTGAATATGCACATAGTATGTTGAACGAAATATTATTACTAAGTCCTGAACTTATGAAAGGTCCAGGTGCTGTAACTACAGGCAAAGAAGTATCACAAGCTAGAGTTACTCCTGAAGGCATGACGCGACCCGATGGTACTCCGCTTAAATATGTTGAAGATACTAAAGAAGGCATAATTCAGAAGTTTAGAAATGTATTTAACGATGACACTAACCAATGGCGTAAATGGATGGATCAACTTGGTAATAAGATTGTTGGTGGCCGTTATAGCGTAGAACGTAAAGCATTAGATGCTGGTCTTCCTGCAGTTGATGCATATAGGGAAGGTAAAATACGTGGGGATTTAATTAATCTACAAGCCTATAACTCAATGTCATTGGCACAAGCTGGATTATATTTAGGTAGATTATTACGCCGTAAGACTGGTTTAATTATCGCCGACGAAAGTACCGGCGCAGATAAAGTTAAGATGTTAGATATATCTAAAAACTGGAATGAATTAGTTGATCGTGCTACACAAGATTTAGGTTCTAAAGAACTTGCTTATGATATGTTAGTCGCTGGATACTACGGCCCTCGTTATGCAGAACTAGCCGAGTTTAATAAAACAGCTTCTTCAGATGAAAAGATTAATATCGATGAATGGACTGAATCTGATAAACAAACTGCCGCAGAAGCATACAGACGCTACGGGCCTGAATTAAAACGACTTCAAGATATGCGTAATGTACAACGTAAAGATCTATTAGATTTCATGGTTGATACAGGATTATACACAAGAGAAAAAGCAGATAGATTTTTAAAGAGAGCTGAATACGTAGCACTTTATCGTGTACCAGAAGAAGAGATTGATTCATTTGATAGGCCTACTACTAAAGGCGCAGGCTTATTAGGTGCGGGTAAAGAATACAGGCTCGTAGGCTCTAAACGTGCGGCTGCTGATCCTATTGATAACTACATAGCTAATATGTCATGGATGATGCAACGGGGTATTAAAAACAACGCCGCAAAATCAACTGCTGATATGATGCAACAAATTGGTATTGGTCAATGGTACGATAGGCCTATGACTGATGTAGAGAAAAAAGCATACCATCATATTACAGTTCATGTTGATGGACTACCTAAAGATTTTAGAGTGCTAGACCCAAATGATATGGCAGCTTTCTCAGCTTCACCAATTATTTCAGGTGCTATATGGGATATTATGAAGTATCCAGTATCAGCTTTACGTCACGGTATTACCATGTTTCCTCAATTTGTATGGAACCAATCCCTAGAAGATCCTATTCGCGCAACATTTACATCAGGTAATAGAGCAGGGTTCTTAAATAATTTAACTAAAACCTGGACATCTATTGCCAATAACCAATTTAAAGCTGATCGTACACCTAATGCAGCTATGCTTAATCGTTATGGGATTGTTGGGCAAAAAGACGTATTAGACAGCGCAGATATTATAAATCTGTATAAAGGCAAAGATAAAAAGTTATGGGAAAAGTCTTTATTCTTCTTTGAACGTATGGCACAAGGATCTGATTTAGGTGCTAGAGAAGCTATCTATGATAACGCTATAAAAGAATTAGAAGCGGAAGGGTATGATAGAGAAACTGCAGAAGACTTAGCGGCGGTAAGATCACATCAATTTATGCCGTATCAACAAATGGGTATGTCTAGATCATTGGCCTATTTACGTCGTATGATGCCTTTTGTTAACCCTCCTATTCAAGGTATGGCGCGTGATATTGCTGCTGCTCGAGGTCGCATAAGTGGTGTGTCTAAAGCCGAAGGTAAAAAATTATTAGTTTACCGTTTAGCTAAATATTTAACGTTTACTGCTATGTATGCAGCGTTTATGAGTGGCGACGATGAGTATGAAAATCAAAGTGAAGAACAACAAAATAATAACTTCTTTATTGGCGGACTTCGTATGCCAGTGCCTCAAGAATTAAGACCTTTAAAAGTTGCGGTTGAACGAGGTACTAGAGCTTGGGTATTAAATGCGCCTAAAGCTGATATAGAAGACATGGATGTTGCTGCTGCAGCGCTTCGTAAGACATGGGAACTTATAGCAGGGTTTGCACCTATACCTTCTGCTGTCAGACCTCTAGCTGAAAATTATACTAACTTTGATATATTCTCTGGTCTTCCCGTAGTAAGCGCAGGCCAACAAAGAAAAGAACCCTATTTACAATATACAGAAAAGACTTCTGAAATAGCTAAAGTAGTAGGTGCACAACTTAATTATTCCCCTATTAAAATTGATAAACTTCTAAAAGGATACTTTGGTTATTTAGGTCAAACACTAGGACAAGTATCTAATTACTTTGCGGGCGATAGACCTGCACCAACTGCTAATGATATTATTTTTGTAGGATCTATGTTAGAAAATCAAAGAGCTACAGGTAATCGTGGTGACTTCTACGACTTATATGACAAAGTAGTAACTGCTAAAACATCTGCTAATGCGCTATTACAAGAAGGTAGAGTCGAAGAGTATAGGGATTACATAGACAAGAATAAAGGTTATATAGCAATTGAAAAGACTATTAATAATCTACACAATCAACTTACAAAACTTAGAGATTATAAAAAACTTATTATGGCAAGTAATAGGAATGCAGAAGAAAAACGCGAAGCTCTAGATCGATTGACTGAATCTGAAAATAATATGCTTAATAATATAAAAGATTTAAATCGACGTGCAGTAGAAATTAATAAGCAAGACTAAGCTAGACGCCAGCATCTCACACCCATACAACCATCTTTCATTGTAGTAAATGCTCTGATCTTGACGCCTGCCCGTTTTGCCCCCGATTCTATTGCATAAATGAGTGGTGAGGGTTTGAGTGTAGGAACAAAGAAGCTATCCCCAATACCCATTCCCTCAAACGGAAACACCCATTCTATTTCGTTATACAAGCTCAGGTGTTGCTCCTAATGCACGGTCTGATAATTTAGTTGTATTAAGTACATATACTTCTACATTAACTGATGCTGTTGCATCTTTCCAACCTGTACCCATACGCTTACGAGATTCTTTAACTTCAATCCCTGCTTGTTTCATTTGGTATAAGAACTCACGAGTACTTACTTGGTTCTCTGCTAAATGTTTTCTAAACTCAGGCTTGGATATAAAGATCAAGTGGGTATCAAGTTCAGCACGAATAACTAATGGTGAACGAGGTTCCATTGAAATCTTGCCATCTTTGAATGCAAGAATGCCTGTTTGATGATTGTTAATAAACTCACCAATTAAAGCCTCGTAATCAATGACGTTAACCTTAACTACGTTATCACGTATAGCTACCATTTCGCCGACAATCCTGCTATAGATCTTTTTTAAATCAAAGTTAACTATGCCCGCATCAACTGCTATTTCGCCCGCAGTCATCGTAGCTGCAATTAAGTTCTCATAGAATCGATAAGCTGTATCTTCGCCAAAGTCTTTTCTAAATTGGTCAACCCATTTATCCATCATCTTTTGAACTCGGTCATCACTTTGTTTATACAATGCAAAGATAAACTCTCGGCCAGCCCAGCCATAATTAAATCTAAACTTATCGAATATTTCTTTACCTAGTGTAGGCTCGTCATGGAATGCTTGTGGTTTACGCACTGAGAACTCGATTAACCTAGCAACCTCGCCATTAGGATCTTTTTTAAGTATACTTAGTTTGTCATACATACTCTGGTTAGAAGTAAATATAGCAATTAATGATGCTGACATCTCGTGATCTCGTTCTGCATTGACTGATGCTTGCATACGGATTTTAGATTTACCTTGTGAAATCTTGTGGATTAACTGAGATAGGTCTTTAGGAATAATGTTACCTACTTCATCTAAACCAAATGGGATATTGTGTAGACCTAGATAACGTCCTGTCATACCGTTAGATGTAGCTTCTAGTACCGATAGGTCTTTCGGGTTACCCCATACAGATAAACAACTATATAGCGCGCCTGTCTTAGCTGCACCTGATTCACCTGTTAAGGATATAGTTACTCCTGATGTCGAAGTTTTATTCATGAGGATTGAGCCGAACCCAGTTAACAAAGTAAACGCATGTAGTTCAAGACTAGGTTTACTAAGTTTATTAGCGGCTTCTTTCCATGCTTCATAAGAACCTGCAGGTGTTAAGTGTTTAGCTATACTCTTACATAGAGGTGATGTAGGTGATGTAACTTCCTTACCATCTCGTAATAGCTCTGACTCTCCTACTACAAAGGATTCTTGATTGGGCGTCCAGCCCATTTGCATACGCATAACTTCTGCGGCATTTTTGTTTGTGAGGTAATGTCCCCATTTAACTAGATAATTCATAAGATATTGGCCTCCTTTGGCGTCTGTATTAAATAAAACACCTTGAGACGCGATGATCTTTTTTAAATCCTCTATTGCATAAACCTTGCTCATAGGGAGTAAAAACTCGCGCTCAGGGTCATTTGGCAATATCGCTTTCATTAATAAGCAATCCCCATCTGCGGGACTATAAATCCGTTTCAATGGGAATAGGTCATACAATGTTACTAATATTGGATCACCAGGAATAGGCACACCATCTTCATCGTATTTGGGGGCAGGCATACAATAGATACCACCTTCTTTGCCATATACGAATGGATAGAGAGCCTCGGGCAACGATGATAAGCCCCGTGTGACTACTTCTGCATGTTCTTTAATATGCTCAATAGTCTTAACTGACATTGATTGATCTAATGGTTTGATTGGTTCTTCGACAGCTATTTTAAATATTTTACCTAATGCGAGTGGATTAGTGATCTTGCCACGACTAGGACAGCCAGTACATATACCAGGATTAACATTGTTAAATGTTTCGCAGGAATGTGGCATACCTTGTGTTGCTTGCGCTTTTCTAATTGTTTCTCTTTCATCATAATTGGGATAGTCTTTTGAGATTAAATGGATAGCTGATTCTTTATCAGCACAGTGTTGCGCTATGGATAAACCTGAATACCACAAAGGTTCTTGTAGGATTTTAACATTATCCATAATGAAGTTAATCTGAGCACAGCCTTTTGATTGTACAATTTTTTCAAAGTTAGATTCGAAGTTATCTAGCTTTAATGCTTTACGTTGATCTTCACTAAGACCTTTAGGTGCGGCCTGTAATATATCTGCAAGACTAGGTTCAAGATTACCTAAGAACTCTTTAAACTCATCAAACACGTAGATAGGTAAGTCTTCTCCCATAACTTTAGTAGGTGAGGGAGGCATAGTCTTTTGATTGAATGTATCAGGACAACGTAAGATGCGTGCTAGATCAGCGGTGACTACAGGGTCTATGTTTAAACCATGCGTTAAGCAAAAGTCTTTAAATTTTTCTGCGTAAGGTTTCCATTCGGTCGCGGGAATATCTCTGTCAAAAAGCCAATAAGAATGGATACCAGTTCCCGAGTCTACCTTAACAGGAGGGGGAAGATTATGTTCTAGTACGAATTGGTCAATCGCTTGGACTGCTTCGTCTTTTGAGTTATAGCCCTTACCATCGCCTACATCAAGATCAACAAAGAACGACCTAACAGACTTGGCTTCATCAGCCTTACGACTGTACCCATTAAATGAACTAAGTGCAACAAATATATTAGTAGGTGTATTCTTCTTTGACTCAATAAATTCTGCGAGCTCGTCAACATTTTCTACGAATTTATGTTTAGTTATCTTAGCTATCGGATCAATCGTAGCTACACAGTAAACGCCTGTAGATGGCAGTGCTTTTTTATAAAATTCTTTCATCATTTGCAGTTTCCTAAATTTTTAGTCAACAGTTTCCCGCCACATAAAACTATGTGTTTTTTAATTGCTCACTAGGGAGGATTCTATTCTACTACGTTTTTATAGTTTGTCGATCACTTTAGTATCAATAAATATTTTTGCATCAACAGTACTTGACACGGGCAATTCTCCTGCCTCTAAATATGTATCAATAATCTCCATAAACTTTTCAATCTTATCAATATTCTTTTCTCGTACAGGTTTTCCCCTGAACCAATTATGAATTGACTGACGAGCCACACCTAATGAATCTGCAATCATACCAGGTGGCAAGTTGGCTTTTACACACTGCTTACCAAACTGCACACCCAGTCTTTTTGCATTAAGGCCGTTTAAACTGAGTAAGAACTTTTCACTATAACACTTAGCCATGATTATCCTTAAGTTTTAACTGACCATTTTTTAACAATGCTACTTACATCAT